CCGAGGAAGACTTCTCCACCTTTGCATGCGCTTCCTGCAGGGCTGCCCCAGCCTGCGCGGCCTCCTGACGAAGGCGCGCCGTGGACTTGCCCAGAGGATCGGCGATCGCGTTAACGAGGTCCTTGCCCGACGCGGAGACCTGCTCCTTGAACTTCTCCGCGTACTTCTTGCCCGCATCGCCAGCCACCTGCGGGAGCTGCGTGGCCGTCGCATTCTCGATGCTCTTGAAGAACCCTCGCATCGAGGGGACCACATCGACATAGACAGTGCCTGCCTGATATACGCCAGCCACGCAGACCTCCTACAGGTAGATATTCAGGTTTCTTGCGGACTCCACCCCGGCATGAGAGCCGCGAGCGCCTGGTGGGCGCTGCGGTCTCGGACGCTCGTGCGCGCGTCTTCAAGCGCGATCGCGGTGAGGCTCTCGGGTCGTGGGTAGGTTTCTTTGCCTCCGAAGGCCGAGACGAGCAGGTCGAAGATGTCCTGCATGACTCTGACCTCGGGGGTCTGGGTTCGGAGCTGTGCCTCGGTATCGTCGTCGTCCTGTGCTTCGGCGATCGCCATTGCCGTTTCGATTGCGACCTCGGGGTCGTTGAGTATCGCTGCGACGGTTCGGCTCGTTGAGGGCAGCTCGTCGATCAG